CCTCTACCGCCAGCTCGGCCATGCGGCCCTCGGTCTCTGCGCGCGTGCGCTCGGTCTCGGCTTCCACGTAGGTGCGGTCGCGGTCCACATCGACCTTCATCTTCGCCACCGTGGCCTGGTCGCGGCTTGCTCCGACCTTCTCCGCGCTCGCCGCCCGAATCTGCGCCACAGCGATCGGCACCGGCGGCTGCTGGTTCTGCTGCGCGGCCTGCTTTTCCTCGTCCGTCAGGTCGAACTCGCGCGGGTCCAGGCGCTTCATGCGGGCCATGGCGTCGAACCAGCGCTTCGGTGACTTTTCGAACACCGGGTTGATGACCATGGCGCCCATCTGCATGATGGCGATGTCCTGGATCGCGCGCTCGATCATCGCCGCGGCGGCGTTCGTGTTCACCTGGAAGTCGCCCTTCTCTTCGGCGGGCACGTCCGGGTCCATCAGCAGCCACTCGTACATCATGTCCGTCAGCGGGTTCGTGATGTCGTCGGCGATGCCGAATCCCACGTCGCGGAGTAGCTGGTTCGCGTTGTTGTCCTGAAGCTGTGCCTGGCCAAACGTGTCGGGCGTGGTTTTCCCGCTCTGCCCTTGGGTGATGAGTGGCAGGTTCGTGGATTCCTCGCCGAGCTTGAACCCGTACTCGATGATCTGCATCATCTGCGCGGTGACGTTCGGCACTTGGAACAGCGCCATGGCCTTGTTCACGTCATCGACCGGCTCGGCGTCGCCCTCGTTCGTGAAGAAGAACTTGTTGGGGGTCATCGTCCAGTTGCCATCGGACGGCACCAGCATGTTGCGGTTGATGGCGATGATCGCCCCAGCCGACAACCCGCCGTTGTTCATCATCGCCCGCGTGCCGCCGTTCACCACCGCCTGCGGCAGCTCGATCTGTTCTGCCACGCCCACGCCAGCCCATGATCCCGCCCGGCGGCGCCAGTTGGCGACGTGGTACGGCAGTTTCCCCGACTCCAGCGGGTTCTGCACCAGCTTGATCGCGGTGTCGTTGACCATCGTGACCACAGCGAAGATCGGGTCTTGGTTGTCCTCGGGCAGTTCGGCGTCCAGTTCGCTGTTCATCAGCGCCACGTCCTCGCGCTGCACCTCGCCGTGGAAGTACCAGATCACGAAGCGCTTGCGCTGCAGGTCGTTGTTCCGCTCGCCGGGGTTCGTGCCGGTGAGGTAGGCCTTGTCCGGGCCTTCCTTCAGCACCTTGTCGATCGCGGCGTCGATGTAGTTCGGCTGGCCCTTGAGCTTGCGCAAAGCGCTAGGCGACAGGAAATCGCGCTCGAAGCAGAACCCGCCGTCATGGATGTTCTCGCCGCAGTCCTCGGACGGGAAGAAGTTCCACAGGTCAACCCATTTCGTGACGGGGACAACCTTGTCCTGCCGCTGCATGGCAACGCTGCCGTCCTCGTTCACGGTCATCGCCCGCGCCTTGACGCGCTTGGGCACCGGGCCTTTGAGCACGCCAGTCCCGAGCCGGGCCATGTCGAAGCGAACCTTGCGCATCTCTGCGCCGTGCTTGCACTCGATCAGCCAGTCGTAGATGCGCGTGCCGGCGGCCTTGGCGGCGTCCTCGGCCTGCTCCATCTGGTGCCGCGCCAGTTCGGCTACGGTCAGGGGCACGGCGGCTGGTGCCGGCGGGGCCTCGCCGCCCATCGGGTCAGGCGGTGGCGCATCCTCTGGCCGGGCCTGGCGCATGAGGGGCTGGCCGTCCGACCCGTTGACCACCCGCTCGTCGTCCTTGCCCGCAATCAGGTCGGGAACTGGCGTCGGGTCGAGCTTGAACGGCTTTTCGTCAACCGGGTCGGTGATCTCGCCGATCTTCGCCGCGCCAGCGTCCACGTAGCGACTGGTGATGCGGACGAACGCCGTGCTGCGCGTCGGGTCGGTCTTGCCGCTGTAGGTCGTGACCGGGGCCGCCATTGTGGTCGGCTTGGCCCACTTGGCATTGCTGAATGCCGCCCGGTTCGAGTCGTCGATGCCGAGGTAGGCTTCTTCGCACTTCAGCCATACCTGCTCGATACCAGAAGCGGCGCGAGCAGCCACCGACTCATCGCGCAGTCGGCCGATGGCTTCGCCGAAGGCCTTGACCTTGGCGAAGCGCTCGGCCTCTTGCAGAGCCGGGTCGTCGTTTGCGGCGCTCTGCCCGTACTGATCGTCGGGCAAGCGCTCGGCGGCTTCAGCCATGGGGCCGTGTCAGCCGATTATGCCGACGGCTCTTCGGTCCAGATGAACGATCCGGCCAGCGAGGCAGCACCCGAGACGGTCGAGGTGTAGATCGCCGCGAACCCGCCGGGGGGCAGGATGATCGCGCCTTCGAGATCGACAACGGTCTGGTTCTGCGGGGTCGTGGTGATCGCGCCGGTCAGGCCAGCGCCGAACACCATGGCCAGCGTGGGCGTGGCCGGCAGGGTGGCCGACAGCAGGCACAGGCCTGCGGGGGTGTTGGCCGAGCCGACCAGCGTCGCGGCGCCGGCCGATGCCGCGTTCGACTTGGTGACGACACCGCCAGCAGCGTAGCCGACCATCAGGCCGATCGTTGATGCGGCGGGGAACGCCACCAGGAACGAGTAGCCGACCTTTTCGAGAATCACGTTCTTGCCCGAACCGGCCGGGTTCATGATCGCCAGGCCGGTGTAGGTCGTGGCCAGGGCAACGGTGGTGACGCTGGGCGTCGCGCCGTTCGAGCCGTAGAACAACTTGCCGCGCCGCGCCGACTCGGCCAGCCGGCCGTGCAGTTGCCCAACGATCTGCTGCCCTTGGCCGCCAAGCCTCATCGGAACCGGGGTGCCGTCGGGCTGGTTGGCGGTTGCGCTGTTGCCGCTGTTGACCACGCCCAGGCTGTAGCTGGAATCTGCCATGATGTTTCGATCCTTCGGAGTGTCCGAAAGCCGGACAGTGAATGAAGCCGTAGGGACTCTACATCAGCCGAGTGGTCCCGTAATGGGGCTGGATGGGATGAAGGGCGCGATTTTGGATACCTGCGGGAACTTGGGCCGCTGCGCCTGGATGCCGCCGGATTCGAGCGCCACGTACTGGAGCCCATCGTGCGGGTGGCTGTAGGCGTTCTTGTGCGGCTCTTCGGTGTAGCGGTCTTCGCCGGACACTTTCAGCCGCCGGTACTTGTAGCCGCCGTTGAATCCCTTGCGCAGCACGCTACAGCACGGGTCCATCAGGAACGCGGGCTGCCCGCCCACCAGTTTGTTGAGGAACCAGTCAACCGAGTCGATGCGCGCTTGCGGTGCGTTCGTCTTGGCGCCGCGTATGGTGAGCCCGGCCGATCGAACCTCCTGAAAGCACGTCCGCTCGTCGGTCTGCGCCTTGGAGTTGCCCGCCGGGTCGCCAAACACCCGGATCATGGGCCGGTTCGCCTGGTCCTTCTTCGCCCACCACACCGGATAAATCTTCATCAGGTGCGGGATCAGGACGCCAGTCATGAACTGCCGGATGGCCATGTCCTCGCCGCACAATTCGTCGATGACCAGCAGCCGGCCTCGCGGGTCGTTCTGCGTGATGACAGCGGCCGGCGTCAGGCCGAAGTCGAGCCCGATGTCGAGCGGCAGGCCCTGGATTGGACTGATCGGCTTGCAGTGGATCGCGTCGTTGTAGTTCGGGTAGACCGGCTTGCCGTCATGCACGGTGCCGTACTGGCCCTTGACGTAGACTTTGATCCACTCCGAGGTCTTGCCGGCCTTCATCCGCTCGTAGTAGGCCCGGCCAAGCGCGCGGCGCTCCGGGTGGCCGACCGGCAGTTTCACGCTTTCCGGGGTCTGCAACAGCCAGTCCAGATTCTCGGCGGCGTCGCTGTCGCCAGGTGGCTGCACGAAGAACTTGAACTCGTCCGGGGTCTGAAGCTCGGCCAGCAGATACCACCAGTGATCATCGTCCGGGCTGTTGGTATCCATCATCACGCCGTACCACGTCACGCCGCCATCGGCCGCGGTCGGGTAGCGTCCGACCCGCCCTGTCAGTGCGTCGAGGATGGCCTTGGGCTGCTCGCGCGCCTCGTTCATCCATCCGCCGGTGATGTCGAGCGACAGCAGCTTCTTGACGTGATCGGGCCGGTCGAGCGCTAGGAACATCATCTCGCACTCAACGCGCGTGCCGTCCGGCTGCGTCCAGCGGCAGAGTTGCACGATTGGGGAGTTGTGCACCATCTTGCCGAAGCGGTCCTCGGGGAACCAGTCCAGCCATGTCTTGATCGTGGTCGAGGTCAGCTCGCCGTAGGTGTTGCGCGTGACCAGCCACCTGGTTTTTCGCACGCCGTCAGCGTTGGCCCGCTGCTCGCACGCGCGGGACCAGATTTCCCAGCACATGCCCACCGACTTGCCGGACCCGAACGGGCCGCGGATGCCTCGCACCAGCGCATTGCTGCGGTGGAACTCCGTCAGCGTCGGGCTCGGGGTGTATTCGATGTAGCGCTCGGCCATCAGGTTTCGCGCATCGGCATGTTCGCCCGGTACACCACGCCGCCCTTCTGGTCGCCGGCCGGGCCTTCACTGTCCAGCCCGTAGGACTCGCGCTCCATGGCGATCGCGTGCTTCAGCGTCTCGGCGACTTTCTTCGCTGAATCGACCCGGCTCGGCGTCTCGATGATCTTGCGGTACAGGGAATTCAGCCGGTCAACCCCCTTGTCGTCCGGGGCGGCCATCAGTTCGCCCAGCTTCTGCAGGTCTTCGAGGCTTCCGCCCTGCACTTCCAGCTCGGCCAGCAGGCTCAGGCCCAGGTCGCCCACGCGCTTGCTGATTGCCCGGTGCTCGCCTTTTACCTGCGCGATGCGCTCGGCGTTGGCCTCAATGATCTGGCGTTCGGTAATTGGGGCGCCAT